ATAACGAAAACATTAGATTTGTATTTTCAAGACGGAATAAATATGCAGATAACTCATGTGCTTGACAACAAAGAACCTAAATTTATTAATATTAGAAACCCTAAAGAAAGATTTTTAACTGCATTGGAATATCTGAAAGATAACACAAGTAAAGGAGATTTAAACAGGGCATATCACAAAGCAAAAGCAATATTACATGGAAGATACTATTAGTAAGGAATTAAGCAATCTACATAAGGCAGATATACTGTTTAAAACTGTAGAGGAGATTACAGGTATAGATAAAGAAACTATACTTAGTAAAAACAGAGAAAGCAGAATAGCTATAGCAAGAAACATTATGGGTTACATTTTATATAAAGAAATAGGCTTTACAAGTACAAGTGCTGGTAAAATCTTAAATCTTGACCACTCTACTATAGTTTATTATGCCAAAATGTTTGATGAAAACTATCATTATTACACAGACTATAGAGATGACTATATTTTGATAACAGAATTATTTTGGAGCAAATTTGTGCAAACCGAAAAAGAAGAGCTTGATTTACAAGTTAAATCATTACAGTCTTTAATAGAAAAATTAAAGAAGAGAACTGAGTATTTATTAATTAAAAACAACTAAAATGGAAGAAAAAAAGTATGTAAACGGAATTGTTATTAAAGAGAGAGTCTTTGATAACGGAGGCTCACAACTAAAGATGAGTGTTAAGGTAGAGGATTTTATTTCTCAACTGAAAGAGATTTCAGATAATGGTTGGGCTAACCTAATTATTAGTAAAAGAAAAGAAGCTTCTGACACTGGTGTAACACACTATGTTAAGGTTGACACTTGGAAGCCTGACCCAAACAAGTCAAGAGCAACAGCTCCTAAAAAGGAAGTTGTAGAAGATGATGGTTTACCATTTTAAGATAGATTGGTTCTTGAGGGGGTTCGATTCCCCCTCTATCTACTAAACACAAACACAAAATATGAAAAGAAAATTTAAAGGTATATGGATTCCTGCTGAGATTTGGGAGTCCACAAGCTTAACGCTACAAGAAAAAGTTTTTTTAGTTGAGATAGACTCTCTTGACAATGAGAAAGGTTGTTATGCCAATAATAATTATTTCGCTAAGTTCTTTGGTTTATCATCAACAAGGGTCTCTCTTGTTATAAGCAGCCTCGTAAAAAAGGGTTTTGTAACCTCAACAATCTTACAGTCAGAGGGTAATAAACGAATATTAAAGACCTCTTTAATAAAAGTTAAAGACCCTATACAACAAAAGTTAAAACATAATAATACAGTTAGTAATACAAAGAATAAAGAAAAAGAGGAGCTTTTTGAAATTTTTTGGAAACTATATGATAAGCCAGTATCTAAGAAGCCAGCAAAACAAAAGTTTATTAGAATGTCTTTAGAGGATTGTAAGAAGTGTGTTGAGGTAGCTCCAATATATGTTAAGGCAACTCCTGATAGAACATATAGAAAGCACGCAACAACATGGTTAAACCAAGAGTGTTACAATGATGAATATACTGTAAAGACAGAGGGTATTAGTAGTGGTAACTTAAAAGGTATGATTTTATGACATTTAGTGATAACGGCATATATCTTAAAAGAACTTCAGGACAAGTTAAAACTAAGTGCCCAAAATGTTCTCAAGATAGAAAGAAGAAGTCAGACCCATGCCTTTCTGTAAACATTGATACTGGGGTTTGGAATTGCCACAACTGTGGATGGAAAGGAGGATTAAAAAAACATAACTTTATGAAAGAGATAGAATACATAAGACCTACACCGAAACCAATACAATCAAAATATAGCGAAAGCTTCCTTAAATACTTTGGCAGTAGAGGTATAAGTGAAAAAACGCTTTTAAAAAATAAAGTTACTGAGGGTAAGGAATATATGCCTCAAGTAGGTGGAGAAAGAAACACTATACAGTTTAACTATTACAAAGACAGTCAGCTTATAAATATTAAGTATAGAGATGGAGATAAAAACTTTAAGCTTGTAAAAGATGCTGAAAGAATTATGTATGGACTTGATGACCTTAAAGACTGTAAAGAAGCAATCATAGTTGAGGGGGAGATAGATAAGCTTTCTTTTTATGAGGCAGGATTCAAAAATTGTGTTTCAGTTCCAAACGGAGCTTCCAACTTAGAGTGTAAATATCTAAAAGACTTCCCTGATAATTTAGAAAAAGTTTATATAGCTACAGATAATGATGAGCCAGGAAGAAAGCTTGCAGAAGAGTTGTCAAGAAGAATAGGTAGAGACATTTGTTATAGAGTCGATTTTAAGGACTTTAAGGATGCGAATGAGGTAATCATACAAGAAAGTGAAAAGGGCCTGTTAAATGTTATTAAAAAGGCTAAAGCTTACCCTTTAGAGGGTGTTCTTGGTGTAGATAGTTTTGATTTAGATATTGATGACTTATATAGTAACGGTTTGTCAAGAGGAGATGTTACTGGCCACCAAAGTTTTGATAGACTATTTTCTTTTGCAACCTCACAGTTAACTGTTATTACTGGTGTTCCTACACATGGTAAAAGTAATTGGCTTGAGCATATATGTATGAAGCTTGCATCGCAGAATGACTGGAAGTTTGGAGTATTCTCTCCTGAGCACTACCCCTTACAGCTACACTTCTCTGTTCTTGCTGAAAAATTTATAGGTAAAAGCTTTAGACAGGTTACAAAGTATGAAAGGATGAGTAAGTCTGAATTAAACCATGCTAAATCATTTATATCAAATAAGTTTAATTGGATTAGACCTGATGGAGATGTTTTTACTATTGATGCTATTCTTGATTCTGCCGCAGGACTAATCAAGAGACATGGTATTAAGGGTTTAATTATTGACCCTTACAATAAGATACACGCACCTATGGGTAGCCAAAGTGAAACTCAATATATTAACGACTTCCTTACTAAGCTAACTATATTTAAGCAGAAATACGATATTCATATATTCTTAGTGGCACACCCAAGAAAAATGCAGAAGAAAGATAACGGATTATATGATGTGCCAACCTTGTATGATATTGCAGGTTCAGCAAACTTTTATAATCAAGTTGACAATGGTATAACTGTTTACAGAAACTTTGAAACAGAGTCCACTCATGTTTATGTTCAAAAAGTAAAATTTAGACACATAGGAGAGCTTGGAGAGGCTATTTTTAAATACAACTTGCAAAACGGTAGATACCACGAATTTACTGAGTACCCTGATAATTTGCCGTATTTAAAGGAAACTGAACAGTTGGAATTGTAAAATATTATTTGTATAATTGTAAAAATTTTTTAAGATGACAGAAAACACAAAAGGATTAGAAAAAATAAGAGCTTTCATTGACCTTGAAGTAAACGGAGAGGCTAAAGGTGGTATATTCATAAAGTCTGATTTGAAAGATAAGATAGAGGAGCTTGAAAAGTCAGGAGAGGTTAGGGTTGTTGGTGTTGTTTATGATGGAACTTATAATCTTGAAATAATCACAAAACCTGTAGGAGAAGCTCCTAAGTTTAAAATAAAAGGTAAGAGAAAATGATAACGCTATTTGAAGAGATTACATACGAACTTACCGACTACGAAATGGATACACTTGTTCCTGTTGTAGTAAAAGGGCTTAAAAATAAGATTGGCAAAGAAAACGCAATAACAAATAGAGTTATATGTGATAAACTAAAATCTGCCAACTATAAAATAAGTGAACCAAGGCTTAGAAAGATAATACACCATATTAGAATAGAACAACTTATAGTTGGTTTATGCTGTAATAGTAAAGGGTACTATGTAACAGATAGTCTTGAGGAGCTTGGAAGATATGTAGAGAGTCTTGCACAAAGGATAAGAAGCCAGCAAGCTATATATAAAAGCATGAAGAGGGATATGGATAAAATATCTTTATTAGACAGAACATTTGACTTAGACGATAAAATTAAAATAAATAACTATGGAAAAGAAAAGTAAGTATTATTATGACTACACGAGAAATTGCGGATGCACAGAGGAGTGTAAGAAAGCCTGTAAGAATAAAAGTATTGATGACGGAGTGCCTGAATACTATAAAGGTAAAGATGGATACCAGGCGAGAAAGGTTGTCGAGAACTTTGATTTAAACTACAACCTCGGAACGGCTACAACATACATCTTGCGTGCATATCGTAAACACGATACAGCAAAAGACTGTATTAAAAAAGCAATACATCATTTACAATTTGAACTGGAGGCTTTAGAAAATGGAAACAAATAAAAAGTTTGACAGGGAAGAATTTGAAAAATACCTTATAAAAGATGACGACATTAGTCTTACTTCTTGCTGTAATAGAAAATATTATAAGACGAAGAAGAATTTAAAATGTGCTGGCTGTAAAAAAACTGTAACAAGAGATATAGTTGCAAGAGGAATTATGAAAGGAATAGATACTATGATGAAAGAAAAAGAAAGAAAGCAGCTTGAAGAAGAAATGAAAAAAGCTGAAGAATCAAAACAAGATACATTTGACTCTTGGGTTGGAGATTTGGAAAAACAAGAACAACCTGAAGTTTGCAACCTTGATGATGAGGATTGCGAAGCTTGTGGCTCATAAATAA